CATTATGCTCAAAAGTTTACTTCTCTTCCTACGTTGAATTCAACGTTTATTCAGGACACTCCACCGCTTGCTCGCAATTTAGCGGTTGGTTCTGCAGCTAATGGTCAACAATTATTGTTGGACGCTTTTTTCCATATAAATGCTGCACGTCCATTGCCTATGTATTCTGTTCCTGGTCTGATCGATCATTTCTAATATGGCTGATATTTTTAGTTCAATATTAGGATATATTGGTCAACAAGAGACCAATGAGTCGCAACAGCAGATCGCCCAACAGGCGAATGCTGCTAGTGCTGAACAAGCACAAATTAATAGAGATTATCAGGAACGATTATCTAATTCCGCTTATCAACGACAGGTTGCGGATCTTTCTAGTGCGGGGCTTAACCCTATGCTTGCATATATTAAGGGTGGGGGTGCATCAACCCCCGCGGGTTCTACTGGGCAAGTAACATCTGCTCAATACACTTCACCTATTCAAGGTGCAATGCAAGGAAGGTTAACTTCCGCTCAGGCTGCTAAAACTGAGGCTGAAAAGCCGAAGATTGAAGCCGAGACGTCTAATATTAATAAAATATCAGACAAGATTGATCAGGAGATTTCTAACTTGAAAACTGATCAGGATAAGACTAAGGCTGTTATATTAAATTTAGCTGAAGAGCGTCAAAATTTAATTAAACAAGGCCTTAATTTGACTGAAGTTGGTAATCAACTTCGTGCGCAAGTTGTTAATCTTAAAGCGCATAGCACTCAATTTGGTGCGTTAACTGAGAAAACTGGTTTCGAATCTACCCTATTAGGGTTTGATATTGAAGCTGCAAAAGGTTTAGGTAATATTGGTCGTGAATACAACCAAGTTAAACCTATTATTGATTTGCTTCGTTCTTTTATTCGCCGATAATGGCGAGGTTTTTTTTAAAGGAGTTACCTATGAAAACCGTTTTTTGTCGTTCTGCTTATAATTATGATATGGATTTGGCCTCTGATAAGGCCGGTCTTAAGTGTGAGGACCCATCTTTAACGCAACAGCAGTTTAAGGAAGAGTCCGATATTAATACGATTGTTGATCGTTTTATGAAGTCTGGGGTTATGCCAACCCCAGTTAATATGCCTCAATATATTGATTATGAAGGCGTTTTTGATTTCCAGACAGCAATGAATGCTGTACGAGCTGCTGATGAGAATTTTATGCGTATGGACGCAAAAGTCCGCGCTCGTTTTAATAATAGCCCCCAAGAGTTCCTAGAGTTTTTTGCTAATCCAGAAAACACTGAAGAGGCGATTCGCTTGGGATTGGCTATTCCTCAAGCCGTTGCAGAAACGCAAGTTTCTGCTGCGGAACCGACGTCAAAGTCGGAATGATGTTATGCTAGGGTACAGTTTCCTACTTGATGTAACTGTACCCATTGACACCAAATCTATTGTTTTTTAGGAGTAATGAAATGAAACCTCTACATCGTTCACCTGTACATAAACACAGTTCTGCAAAGCAGTTTCGACATAATGTCGGTCGTACTCAAATGGCTAACATTGTCAACGCTCCTATGCGTGGCGGTATACGTTTTTAAGGTCTTGTGTGTACTTCTCTTTGGTCTCATCCTACCCATGGTCCTCTTAAGTGTGGTCAATGCATAGAATGCAGGCTATCGTATTCGAGAGAGTGGGCTATAAGAATAACCCACGAACAAATGATGCACGAGAAGTCTTGTATGCTAAACCTCACATATGATGATGATCATTTACCTAAGCATGGCCAGCTCGTAAAGGCTGACTTGCAAAAGTTTTTTAAACGTCTTCGTAAGGGTGGTTATAAGTTCCGTTATGTTGCTTCTGGAGAGTATGGTGAACAAACCCGACGTCCTCACTTTCATATTGCGTTGTTTGGAGTGGACTTTGATTCTGATCGTGTGCTTTTTGGTCGTGCTTCTGGTGGAGACAGGACTTACATATCTAAGTCAGTTACTAGGTATTGGCATCAGGGAAACCACTTAATTGGTTCACTTAATTTTGAGAGCGCAGCGTATATCGCAAGATATATACTCAAGAAAATTAAAGCGTCTGATAAGGTTATGCCGTTACCTTTGTATGTTGATAAAGAGGAAGGGGAAATGATATTTCCCAATCCGGAGTTCTTAATAATGTCGAAAGGCATTAGTAAGGGGTGGTTTAAAGATTACTTTATGTCGGATGTTTTTCCGACTGGAAGTGTTCTAACCACACAGGGGTCTAGGGCGCCAGTCCCTAGGTATTACAAAAACTTGTTAAAGGAGTTGGGGTCTGATTTAGCACTTGACATGCAATTTCGCTCATCGGTGAGAGCCGATATGGAAGTTGAGCGTAACATGTATGAAAACCTTCCTATTCGTAAGATCGCTAGACAAAAAGTCAGCGAATCTCGTGTTAGTTTATCAAAACGTACTATTTAAAGGTCATAAAAATGTTGTTATATATTGTTTCTGTTAAAGATCGCGCAGCTGATGTATTCAATCGCCCGTTCTTTGTTCCGCATCGTAATATCGCTGTACGCGACTTTACTGATGAAGTCAATCGTGCTTCTGCAGATAATGCTTTGAATAAGCATCCTGATGATTTTGATTTGTATTTATTAGGCCAGTTTGATGATTCAAATGGTGCCTTTATTCGTGAAGGTTCTCCTACTGTTTTGGTGAGAGCCAAAGACGTAGTTACCACTTCTGTTTGACCCTTGCACCCCTTCGGGGGTGCTTTTTTATTGGAGTATTTATGTTTAAAAATCGTTCTGCTAGTTCCCATAGTTTTGCTATGGTTCCTAAAGCGGATATTCCGCGTTCTAAGTTTTCGATGGAGAAAACTCTTAAAACCACTTTTGATAGTGGTTATCTTGTTCCTATTATGTGTGAGGAGGTGTTACCAGGTGATACGTTCAATGTTAATGTCACTATGTTCGGCCGTCTCGCTACTCCCCTTTTCCCAGTTATGGATAATCTCCATTTGGACTCGTTCTTTTTCTTTGTTCCTAATCGTTTGGTATGGACAAATTGGGTTAAGTTTATGGGGGAGCAGGATAATCCTGCCGATTCTATTTCCTACACTATCCCTCAACAAGTTTCCCCAACTGGCGGTTATGCAGTTGGGTCTTTGCAAGACTATCTTGGCTTGCCAACTGTCGGGCAAGTTGGCAACAGTAGTACGGTTTCACACTCTGCGCTCCCTGTAAGGGCTTGCAATCTTATTTATAATCAGTGGTTCCGTGACGAGAATTTGCAAAATTCCGTTTTAATTGATAAGTCGGATACTACTGATACTTCTGCTGCAGCCAATTATGTGCTGCAACGTCGTGGTAAACGACATGATTATTTTACTTCTGCTTTGCCTTGGCCTCAGAAAGGCGGTACGTCAGTTACTTTGCCTTTAGGCACTTCTGCACCTGTTTATGGTAACGGTAAAGCTCTTGGTCTTACCGATGGTGCTACTAATTTTGGTTTTGGTATAGGTGGCGGTGCCACTTTTCCTTATACCGGTTTATATGGTTCTAATTTAGGTGTTGGTCCATCTGGATCATCACCTTCTAACGCCGCTTTAGGCGTAGTTCCTTCTGGTGTTTCTGGTTTGTATGCTGATTTAAGTCAAGCGACAGCTGCGACAATTAATCAGCTTCGTCAATCTTTTCAGATTCAAAAGTTGCTTGAGCGCGATGCGCGTGGTGGTACTCGTTACACCGAAATTATTCGTGCGCATTTTGGCGTAGCATCGCCAGACGCACGTTTACAACGCCCTGAGTATTTGGGCGGTGGTTCTACTCCTATTAATATCTCTCCTATTGCTCAAACTGGAGGTACTGGTGCTAGTGGTACAACGACACCTCAAGGTAACCTCGCAGCGTTTGGCACTTACATGGCGAAAGGCCATGGTTTCACTCAAAGTTTTGTTGAACATGGTCATGTTATTGGCTTTGTGTCTGTACGAGCTGACCTTACTTATCAGCAAGGTCTTAGAAGATTTTGGTCTCGTGCCACTCGTTATGATTTTTATTTTCCTGCTTTTGCTACTCTCGGTGAGCAGGCCATTTTGAATAAGGAAATTTATGTCACTGGTGGTTCAACAGACACAGACGTATTTGGTTATCAAGAGCGATGGGCTGAGTATCGTTATAACCCGAGCCAGATTACTGGTTTGTTTAAGTCGACTTCTGCTGGTACTATTGATCCTTGGCATTATGCTCAAAAGTTTACTTCTCTTCCTACGTTGAATTCAACGTTTATTCAGGACACTCCACCGCTTGCTCGCAATTTAGCGGTTGGTTCTGCAGCTAATGGTCAACAATTATTGTTGG